ACCTTATATGCTACTGGTTTCCTATAATAAATATCAACATTACCATCTTTTTTATATCTTTCAACCTATCGCATTAGACTTCTACGAGAACATTTAAATATTTTACATACTTCTTCTTGTGTTTTATCTTCAACTAAATAATAATTTACAGCAGATAATTTATATTATAATTAATATAAATAAGCATTTTTTAACAAGGCATTTTTAAATTAATATTATAAAAAATTGATTTAAATAAATGCCTTACATAATATATAAATGCAACAAATGACATATCTACAAGATAAAATAAATACGTTTTTCAAAAAAAGAAATGAAATATTTAAAAAACCACTTGAAAAAATTATAAATATTATGTTAAATAAGTGTAAATACATCAACGGAGAAAGTTTAGAGAGACATAATTGGGGAAATAATCCAATAAAATTAAAGAATATCCCAAAAAACATTAATTTACCTTCATTTGAAGAAGATTTATTAAATGCACTTAATTTAGAAGATAATGAAAAATCAATCGTAGAATTGTTATGGGGAGATATACAACTTGGAAAAAGAGTTCAAGCGTGCATAATTATGTGGATTTCGGTTCATATACTAAAAAGACCAGTTTTATACATTTTTAGAAATTTGACAATAGACCAAAAACAATTACAAGATGATATTATTGGAACAGAAAATTACAATTTTAATATTCAATTTATAAAAACATCATTTCAAGAATTTAATAATGAACTCCAAGAATATTTTGAGGAAACAAATGTTGAATATTGGAAAGATTATAAACTTCCAGAACTAAAAGATATAAATAGTAATGATATTATTAGTAAATTAAGTAATAAAGAAGCAATCAATTCAAATGACATATTTTGTTGTTTAATGAACCCGTCTCAGTTAGCTAAACTAAATACAAAATTTAGTGAGTATATTTATTACAATGACGAGCTTGTGAATATAACCGCATTAGTGGATGAAAGTGATTTAATGAGTCCTACATCTTCAAACGATAGAACTAATGATAATGATAAAAAAGATTCCACAGCATGTGAAATATTGCTTGCCAAAATATATAAAAAAGTAAAATACGCATTACATATTACAGGCACAGCACATTCATTGTTATATAACGTAACCACAAGATTAAGCGACCATACTGATATACAAATTAAAATATCAAAGGTTCATAAAATGAAAAGGGCAAATGATTATTTTGGATTATTTAATAGTTCTATAAATTTTAACACAACACTTGTTGAATCTTGGTGGGATTATCAAGATACAGAAAATCATAAAAAAAAAACTCGTTATGATATTGTTGAAGATTATAATATTAATATAAAAAAAATAATAGAAAATTTACTTAAAAGACCTACAATTAAATATAATTCGTTATTGATTAGTGAAGAAAAAAAAAGAGCTAATCAATTTTGTTTAGTAGATAAAATAGTCAAAGATTTCCCTGATTTGTTTATAGTAATATATCATGGAAATTGTTTAAGATTATATTTATCAAAAAATTATGAAAAAGAAATAAAATATTGTTCTAATTGGGACTCAAAACAATCATCAACAAATCAAAGATTATGGCAATCAGGAGGAATATACGGCTCATCTATAGATACTGAAAAATCTGAAAAACTACCTAATAATTATTGCTATTTCAATATAAATACAAAAATATTAAATATAAAATTTGTTTATAAATTATTAAGAATTTTATTTGAAAAAAGTGATATACAATTTTTATGTAAAACAATTATAACAATAACAGGTAAATATGGAGAAAGGGGGTATTCTTTTACAAGTGATGATTATGATAATTATTCATTACATTTAACAGACCAGTATTTTGTGTCTCACGCATCATTAAACTGCACTGACATTTCACAGCGATTAAGATTACAAGGAAAATATAACGACGTAGAACTTAAAAATGGGAGTATGAAACTTACTTTATGGACGACGAATGAATTACAAGATATAATAGAAAACTTTTATGTAAAATTTATAAAAGAAATAGAAAAATTTATAATGGGGTGTGAACATTGGGAAGAAATTAAAGATTTATTAGAAAGTATAATTGATAATGGAGATTTTAAGTTTGGTAAATATATGAAGTATATTGATGTATCAAAGAAACGAAAAAGTTTGAAACTAATAAAACATTATGACAAGAAATCAAATGGATATAAATTAATTGTTATTGATGATATGAATGATGATGAAATAAGTGAATGGTGTAGAAAAGCAAATTTACCTGAGTATATTTGTATAAACGAAATAGAAGAAATGAATAAAGACGAATTTATTGAGAAGTATCTAAATTATGATGGTGGTATTCCTTTATGTATTGATAAAAATAGTATTGTTAATTTTGATAGAACAAATTTAAATAAATTAGTGTTAGAAACATTTCCATCGTTAGAAAAGTTTAAATTAGATAGAGTAGTTCAAATTAAAAAAGGTAGTGTTAATGGTGACAGATATAACGGCATACAATCAGCTATTGAAAATAACAGACCTTACAATTATTATATTACATCACGCAAACCAAATACATATAATATTTTAGTTTATGATAATTATGATAATATACACATTACTACTACAACTAATGAAAAAGTCTTACCAAAACACACAAATAATTATATTAAAAAAACTCCATACATCGTAATTGGTGATAAGGTTAAATTTTCAATTCTTAAAGAAGAATACAAACAACAAAATAATACTCACGGATATACAAATGAAGACGACAATAAATTTCCAGAAAAATATTATTGGAAAACTCCTGATAATTGGTTATATTTATATGATAAAGATAAACCTGAAATTATTTCGTTAAATATAGTATCTCCTCTACCTGTTAAAAATGTTATACAACCAAATATTTCAACAGAACCATTAATTAATAGTGATATATTGCTATTCGCAAATTCGTGTTGTAAAAAAACGGATAAAACAAACTTAAGATTTGGATTGAAAGATATATTAAAAATATATGAAACCTGGTGCAAAATAAATGGTAAAAAATGTTTGAAAACACAGAAAAAATTTAAAGAGGAGTTTGAAAAAATAAATTACAAACAAGAAAAAAGTAAAGGAGTTGATGTAAATAATAATCCTGGTAAACGAGGCTATAATATTATGGTTTCACTATAATTTGACTTAAAAGTAATTTACAAATATTAATAATATGAAAGATTATATTATTAATTGTTTTATTTTACAGGATAACAATACACTATTAGATATATATAATTATATAAAATTTCGGTATGATAATTTAGTTGAAATAAATGATATAAAAACAGAATTGACTAAATTAATTAAAAACAACATTATTTTTTTTAATAACAAAAATTATGAATTATCAAATGAAGGTAATGTAATATTAAACGACCATAAATATTATTTTTCAAAAATTATTATTAAATTTTACAAAAAATATAGTAAAAATAATATAAAATATGAATTAAGAGAGATTAGACAAGAACAAAAACAATTGAGAAATTATTTAATTTCTAATAAAACGCAAATGTGTATAATTTGTGAAAAAAAACTACCATTATGTTTATTAGAAACAGCCCATCTAAAACCAAGATGTTTATTAAATAATAATGAAAAAAATGATAAAAATATTGTAGAATTTATGTGTAGATATTGTCATAATTTATACGATAATGGATTTTTAGCTGTTTATAAAGGATTATTACAAGTTTCAACATTTATAAATCAGTATGATTTACATTATAACAAAAATAAACAAATATCTCATTACAATTTACAAAATAAAAAATATTTTATTTTTCATTATAACTACATCTATAAAATGGGCGTTTGAAATGAGAAAAGGTGTAAGAAAATCGGCGTTTTAAATGTGCAAAGGTGTAAAACAAGCTAAAGATATAATTACATGCACACTAGAAAAATATGTCGAATATAACTATTGTTTCAAAAGAATGTGCGAAACGTTTGGTAAAAGATATTAAACAGCTGCAAAAAGAACCCTTAGAAGGAATTTTTTATATTCACGACGAGAAAGATATGTTAAAGGGAAATGCATTAATTATAGGTCCACCAGATACACCATACGAAGGTGGATATTACTTGTTTAAATTTATATTTCCTTCAGACTATCCATTTTCACCACCGAAAATAACTTACCATACAAACGACGGTGTCACAAGAATGCATCCAAATTTATACAAAAATGGAAAGGTGTGTCTCTCATTATTGAATACATGGAACGGTGATGCGTGGACGAGTTGTCAAACCATATCTAGCGTATTGTTGGTTATGAGAAGTATAATGACACAAGGTCCGTTAAAACACGAACCAGGTATTGACATATTTCATAGAGATTTTAGAAAATATACTGAAATCATACGGTATAAAAATATACAAGTTGCTATGATTGATGTAATTCAAAAAGAGGTGTATGAGAAACAATTTGGTGATTTAATAGAGATTGCTAGAAATGATTTTATGGAACATTTCGATACCAAGCAAATCATATTGAAATCAAGTGAAGAAACCTTTCAAGAAAGCGACGTACATACGCAATCTGGTCGTGTTTTTGTTTCTTTATACAATATCTCGTGTAATATCGATTATACCGGATTATCTGATTTATTTTATGAGATAAAAGATAAATATACAAAAAAATGAAAAGAATATTAAATATATTAGCTAATATATAAACATGCACTTCTGTAAAAAATGCGACAATATGTATTATCTTAAATTAAACGAAGACGATCCTAACAAATTAATTTATTATTGTAGACATTGTGGTGACGAATCCACCGATTTAACTAATGACGATAATTGTGTTTTAAAAATGCAAGTGAAAAGAAATGAAGAAAAATATGTTCATGTAATGAACGAATATACAAAACTTGACCCTACTCTTCCAACTATTACCACAATACAATGTCCCAATACCGAATGTAAAAAAGATAAATCAGATAATGATGTTTTATATATAAGGTATGATGATATCAACATAAAATGTATTTATATGTGTAAAAAATGCGATACAACTTGGAAAACTGATATTCATAATTAAATATAAAATTGAAGTTTACAATATATATTATAATATATTATAATAGATAATATGAGTGAATCTGAATCTGAACCAGAAGAATCCTTTTCTGAACCGGAAGAGGAAGAGTCGTCACATACAGTAAATAAAAGTAAACCCCCGTACCCACAACTTGGTGGAGCATTTGACCCAGATAATGCGGATGCAACGGACGAGGACGTGGACACTTATGAAAAACCAAAAATTAAAATCGGTGAAGAAATAATCAACGTTGTTGATTCAGATGATGACGAGGAAGATGATTTAGATGGATTATCAGAACAAGATAGCGATACGGATAATACATTAGATACAAACCGAGAATTTAATAATTCTATGACTCATCAAGAGTTACTTAGTGATAGCGAGGATGAAGATGACGAGGAGGTTGACGATGATTACTTAAAACGATTTGATAGAGAACTAATTAATAATCATATTGAATTGTACCATCCAGAATCTAGCGTACATAATTATGACGAAGTACGGACATTATCTAGGGTTACTAAAGATAAGAATGGTGTTGTAAATGATAATAATCATAAAACACTGCCATTTCTGACTAAATTTGAAAAATCTAAAATTTTAGGACTTCGTGCGAAACAATTAGACGAAGGAGCTCAACCATTCGTTAAAGTTATGCCTAATATTGTAACTGGATATACCATAGCTAGCTTGGAACTTATTCAAAAAAAAATACCTTTTATCATTCGAAGACCGATTCCAAATGGCACTAGTGAATATTGGAAAGTGTCTGATTTAGAGATAATTATCTAGTGAATTAACATTTCCACCTATTTCCACAATTAACACACGTTACATAAGTAGTCATAGGCTCATCCGCAGAACGTGTCTGCAATTGAAAATAATTACACTTGTTTGACTTACATTTTCTACACGTGAATACATCTGTATTACCTTCAGACGTAGGAGTATATTTATTTTTATCTTTCATATTTTTTTCATAAATTAACTTTTCCCATCTTTCCGGAGATAAATCTTGGTGTGTCAATCCACCAATTTCGTGTGCTTTAAACTCGACAGTTTCCAGTCGTTTAGCAATAGTAGGATCTTTTAAATTACTATACACAGACCTGAAACGGTCAACATAAATAAGAACAAAATACTGATTTTCCCATTTTTTTACAATATTTTTTGAGTTTGCAATTTGTAAAGAATTGTTGAAAATACTTTTTTCAATATTTCTACTATGTTTTGACGTCTTTAAGATACGAGTAATTACCTGACGAATATTTTCTCGAAATGCATCTGGGTTCATTATCTTTATCATTCTATAAAGTTAATAAACATAAACGAGGTTTATATCCTTTCAATTTTCTTATTTTAATCAATCGGAATAGTAATATTCTTCTTCTTCTAATTCTGACCCGCTTGACAACATTTGGGTGATATCCTCATCATCACTTTCATATTCAAGTGGATCCTTATTTGTTTCTATTTTGTTAGGAACATTTGCAAGTTGTTTGGTATTATCTTGTGTCAGATGATTATATACATCGTGCCATAAATCCGCGGTAAGATCTATAATAGAATTATTATCTACAGCGATCAACGCTAATGGTCCATAATATACGGTGTTTCCATTTAGAAATGGAAAATTGTATAAATTTTCTTGGCCGTTTTTCCCAGTAACTTTCCCCCATAGTTCAATTGTGTAACTTTTCGATATTGAATCTGAACTCCACACGTGTATATTTTCAAATCCGTCAGATTTACGGAAACCACATTTTTTATACAAACAATCTTTTGTAAGTGCTCTTGTCTTTTGCTCTTTCAATGTACCTTGTTTATCAATAACAATAAAAGAAGTTGTCATAAGTAAGTGATTATAACTGAAGTGGTTTAAATGGTTTTTAATTGTTAATTAAGTGGACTGATGACATATGTGTATATGCCGAATGTATCTGTGGAAACGTTTTATAAAATATGCAATAATCATCTTATATTAAAAGAAACGTTGTTTGAGGTAAATTTTTATAGTGGGAATGGAGTGTTTTCATTAAAGAACCACAAATTTTATAATATCACTTACACACATAAACCAATTGAAACTATTCAACAAGATAATATTTTATTATACAAGGACCCATCCACTACATCATATAGTGAATTGTATTCACACATTCCAAATGACTTAGACGTTGTAAAAATCAAAAAATATATTTTTTATTCAAAAGAATACGATAACGTACACTATGTTACTGTATTCAAAGATGATATACTTTACGATTGTTATATAGTGGTATCTAGTAAGATTGACAATACAAGTCTTTTCAAATCAGCAGTTTCGTTTCTATCGCTTTGAACTAATATAGGTTATTAGTATGTTTGGTTGGTTGGTTAAATGGAGTATTATATCTTTAATTTTAATTTTTCTATTGCATTATCTATACTTTTTTTTTGTGGATACACTTACTGTCCCTAGAACACGAGATTTAATTCATAAACCTCTTGAACGTTATAATGAAATTTCGTTATTAACGAATAAAGAGCCTGCAGCTGATGATATGCAAAATGAGTTAAGACATTTTTTAGATAATATAAGTAAAAAAGAAAACATAAATACTACACCTATTGCATCGGAAACCGAAAATAACGATTATAGTAAATTTTAACTTAGTTAAAGATATATATTTATATGTTTATATGAGCGCTATATTAAATGAACGGTTGCCTAAAATTGAACTTTCTTATGGAAAAAAATTGCATAAGAAAGTTCACGCAGATTTTTATCAAGTAATACCAAAAGGAAAAAAATGTTTGGTATGGTATACCTATTGGAAAGAACAAAATGTATGTTATTTATTACATCTAAGTAATAACGGGGATTGTATCGATTCCGTTGAAACAAAAATCACGTCTTTCGCTAACGAACTATGCTATGGTAAAGGCGCTATAATGAGCGGCGTCATGTTTCATCACCGAAACGTCCAAATAGTATCTATATTAGACCTTCACTACTATAAAGGATATGATACACAAAAATACAATTATGCTGCAAAGTTAGATTTACTTTCTTATATATTTTCTAATAATATAAACCAAAGTATATATATACCATCGCAACTTTTAGTTGCCTTACCTGTAATTACAGACAATTATAAAGAGGCATTTACTATTGCCAACGATTTACCTTATAATGTATACTCCATACAACTTATTCGCTCTAATATGAATAAATGTATAGGGGTTTTTATGTTTAATCGTAATGCTACAAATTCCCTCCCAGAAGCAAATTTTATTATTAAACCACACATAACGTGTGATATATATAGTTTGTATGTTTTATCGTCGGTAAAACCCCACGGGTATGCAGCTATTACCGATTACAAAACTAGCGTTATGATGAATACTATTTTTAGACATATTAAAGAAAATACAAATTTAGATTCTCTCGAAGAAAGTGATGAAGAAAGCGATTTTGAAAATATCAATCCAGACAAATATGTAGATTTAAATGAGTCTAAAATAATGCGGTGCGTTTATATTCCACGATTCAATAAATGGAAACCTATTTCGATATGTTCTTCCGATACAAAAGTATCTTCGCTTGAAGAAATAGTGTTTATAGAGAAAAAATATAACACCGGTATATATGATAAATCACGCAAGTTTTTCAAATCCAAATAACGTTGTAGGGTCTTATAGCGGAAGCCCAGCGTCTCTAGATAATCCACCTAATTTTGCAGAATCTCCTACATTATTCTCGTCTAATAAAATTTTAATACCGGATGGTGCAGGAACAGGAACCGCGTGCAATATACAAGCTGCTTCAAGTTCGTACAATACGTTGAAAGGAGGCGGAAAAAAAAATAATAAAACGTTAAAATATATGTATGGAGGAAATAAATCACAAACATTTTCCAAATACAGAGGTGGTTTAGGGAGAAAAGGCGGCGGATACTCTTTAGGCAAGTATACCACACGTAAAGCAAAAATAGGTGGTTGTAGTAGTTGTATATCTAGCAACTATAGCCGATACTCCGCAAGCAAAGGTGGTCGAGGGGTTTCACGCAGAAAAAAAAATAAACGTTTAAAAAAAAGGAAGAAATCTGCGCGCAATAAATCTTTACAAAGAGGAGGTTGCGGTGGGTTTAGAGTAGGCAGTGTCGAACTAAACGCTGATGACTCTATGTTAGCCAATCCACCGCCGATAAGTTTGTATAAGTAAATTACAATATTTTTATCGTATATTATAATATAATATAATGTCTAGAAGTCAAAGTACTTTTAGTGCCGGTAATGCTGGAGCATCTACTTATATTAATCTTAATGGAAATGTAGGAGGTGGTGATAAAAAACAAGGTATTCGGTCTACCATAGGTAATCTATCTAATTTAAATTATTTAGGAACTTACGGTGACAAGAGAGATGTTGTGTTTAATATTAACCAAATTGGAGGTGTAGGGAAAGGAAAAAGCATGTTTGCATCTAACGCAGATGGTGTAAAAAAATAATGTATATATGTGTACTGTAATATTTATTATACATATTATAACATATTATAACATAACATAATATAATATAATATGTATAACCGTTGTAATTCATCTTTAGGTAATAGTACTCTCCGTACAGGAAAAGGTGTTCAATATGTAGAATCAAAAAATAACACAACAAATAAAGGTAATACATATTGTGGTACTTCTCTAGAATCGTATTTCAACGATAAAACTGACATCGATGGAAATCTACTAATTGATTCAAGCGGTACTCCATCCGATGATTTTTTTAACCAATAACCAAGCGTTACATAGATATGCAATTATACAGAAATAGAAATTAGACATTTAGATTTGCTTTTTTCATTTTTTTGTTTTGATTTACTAGAGGTATCCATCCACTCATTATTAAAATACTTCTTGTTGTCGCTATGCATAATGGTGTAGTTATTTTTACGATAAAATGCTAATCGTTTTTTATATTGGCGTTGAAATACTTCGTGAGTATCCAAAATATCTACTACTAAAGGGCGCTCTCGTTTCACGCGTAAAATGCGCCCTACCGCTTGAACTACGTCTGTTCTAGGTGTAGCTAGAATAAGAGTAGTAAGTGTTTTGATATCTAATCCTTCTGCAGCCATAGCATATGTAGCAACGATAATTTTTTTGGTTTCACTTAGTTTTAGTTGTTGTTCTTTCATACCTCCAATATAATAACCTACGCTAGCAATATTTCGATGACTAACTGCTTTATATATATAATCTAAGATGCTCTTATTTTGACCTAATATCATTATTTGTTGGTCTGGTTGTTCTTCCAATTCTTTTTGCATCACTTTCAAAATAAATTCTGTTCTGTCGTTGTAAGAACACAATTTGGTAATCATAGTACTATATTGTGGATTTCCCCTATAGTCTAACACAACTGCTTCGAAATCACTATCGTTAGAATTATATTGTAATGTTTTTACCAATACGTTGTCTTCTTGTGTGCGTTCCGCGGAATACACAATAGGTCCTAAAAACATTTTAAATACATTACTTAATCCGTCTTTTCTTTTCATAGTAGCGCTAAGTCCTAGAGTATATTTTGTAACAATAACATTAAGGGATTTGCTAAATACTTCAGAAGATATGTGATGACATTCATCTACGACGGTAAGACCAAAATCCTTAAAGGTATCGATGGAATATGTTTTCATAGATAAAGATTGTAACATTCCGATTACTATATCTTTTCCTTCAATATCAATAATTTCTCCTTGTATTTTACCCACTTTAGCGGTTGGAATAAACTCTGCGATTCTCTCTTCCCACTGATTTAGAAGAAATCCTTTGTGTACGATAACAAGTGTTTTTACTTTTAGAACGGACATAATGTAGAGAGACATAGCGGTTTTACCCCAACCACAAGGTATATCCAATAATCCGCCACCGCCTTTGATTTTATCGATAGATGCCATATAAGCATCAATAATTGGTTCTTGATAATCGCGTAATCCCCCAATAAACTGCATATGTACTTCTACCCCAGAAGGTATATGATATGCATCTGGTTCACCAAAATGTTCTATACCAAAATATCTCGGAATATAAAATTTACTGGGATTTTCTAAGAAAACAGGGTAAGAGGGTGATTGTGCTGGTGACATAGGTATATAAGGAGAAACCGTTAAGGATTGTCTAATAAATTTCTGGTCAGATAGAGAAAGACATTCTTTGTAAATGGTGTATCCTCTTTTGCCGATATAGCTAGCTTCCATAACTAGCGCGGATTGTTGTATGCAATAAGGAATGTATATTTTTTTAATTTCAATTTTGTTAGTTATATTAAAAAATATATGATTATGATATAATGGACTCCCTAAGAAAATTAATGAAATCGGAGAAATCACACTCTCTCGTTCTGGATGTATTGTTTGTAGTTTATATTTTATTCAATATTGAAACGCCAAAATCTATAGCGGAGTTTGTAGACACCTCAACCGGGAAATTGGTAGTGATTTTTGTAGCCTTAACGATGTTTGCTGCAGGGCCTATAGCGGGTATCCTTGCCGTATTAGCAGGATATACCCTTATTCAGCGTTCTGGTAATGTAACAGGTAGTTCATATAAATATACCGATGGAGCAGAGGAGATTAAAATGCAAACCCTACAATCTTACAACGACAATCCGAAAACTTTAGAAGAACAAGTAATAGCAGATATGGCTCCTATTGTTAGGTCACCAGATACAGCACAAGCAACATATAAACCAGTACTAGATAAATTAAATGATGCAGCCCCGATTGATTATCAAGGGGTTGTATAGTTTAATTTCTGCGTTATGCATTACAACGCTCTTACGGGTAGAGGTCGAGACGCGGACGAAGATGCTGGAACTTGTGTAGTAGAGGTTATTCTGCTAAAAAATTTAGAAAACAAATATAATAGTATGAATAATATTATTGCACCTAATGTCCCAGTTACCCAAGGACTTTTAAAAAAGGATATTATACTATCTGTATTTATGTCACTACTAGTGCTAGTACCTTGTGAAACAAGTACGCTACCGTCAGCACCAGTAGGATTACATTCTATATATATGTCATCACCATCAGCACTTGTACCAGAGGATGGTCCATTTGCATTATAAAAAAGTCCATTTGAATTTGTATGGGTAACATAAGTATTTGATGTAATAATTTTTTTCAGTTCAAGTAATGTAGCGCTCATAATGTTTATAGCACTTGGTTTGTCAAACACAATATAATCTGCACCACTAGTGCACGGAAATACAGGTAATGTACCCACATAGTTATAAAAAGGCGCAGATGGAACAATATTAGATAATGTAAATGTAGGTATTCCAACGGTTGTTTTACCACCATCTGAATTAGCACGTGTAGCCACTTGGGTTATCAAACTATCCATTACACCTTCAGATGTGCCTGTTGCTAGAATAGGTACACTAACAACTAAAGTAGCATTTTGGGTTAGATTTGTATGTGTGATGATAACCTCAGCGTCACATTTTACACCGCCATATGTATGAAGCGATGGTTGATATAATTTCATATCACTAACGTTATATTGTTCTGCATTAAAAGTAACAGGAGGAGTATTTGAGGTATCAAAAGTATATCGTATATATTCTCCTTTATTTTCTGCATTAACTGATGTATTCGTATAATTTTTAGAATAATTACACTTTAAGTCACATGTATCCGCCAAATTACTTACAATATTTATAGGAGCGGTAGCGTTAGAACATTTAATAGAGGTCATTATTATAACTACATAAATAAATAATGTAATTATAATAATATAGATGAAAATTTCTCGTAGTCGTATATATAAAATTCTTAATGGTGGTAATCAAAGCGTCAAGAATAATCCAACCATTCATAATACTAATTCAGATATAAATGAAAGAAGTCGTCGCAGACGGAAAATGAAAAATCTTAGATATAAAACATTAAAACGAGGAGGAGCAAGGGTTGTTGTAGATACAAATGACAAAATGGCGGATGAAATAATAAATGAGTATATTGATTCTATCAACCAATATGTGGATGAATTAATGTCTCCTGCAGGAGAACCTATACTGACCGGAACAGCAACAGAACAACAAATAAATGATATTATGGACCGCACAATAAATAAAGGCATCAAAAAGATCGTTACAGAAACATCCAAATCAAAGAAAAATATCCTACAAAAACTAACCGAAAATGTGTTTTCTTTGTTTATTCCGGCCTCCACTACGATGACTACATTTGAAGCACAATTAAAAGATATTGTCGATAGAGAGAAAATTATAATTTCTATACATAATACGCTAAACCCTAGTAACACTATAGTTAACAATCCTCTTGGTAAAAACTTTTCCGACTTATTTAAACAACATATTAAAGATGATATTGCTATGAAACGTTTTAATAAATTTGGTTGTGGAGCGGGGATGGATGCTACGTTTGAAATAATCATTTTAACTCAAGAGAGTTATTTAGACGAGGCATTTACCACCGTTATGGATAAAATTACCGATATTAAGCTTAGACCGTCCGACGAAGAATTCGCAGAATTTAAAAACGTCTTGGATACTGCAGTTTATAGAATCAATACTTTAGAAAAAGTTATTTCTCTCTATGTAAGTCCAGGAGGATTAATAGATATACAGAATAAAGAAATATATAATCTAGAGGATGAATCCAAAAAAGAAAATGTGATGGCGTTTTATAAAAATCAGACCGACATATTAAATCGTGTTACTAAAACTATTCAAGAAAAATCAAAAGCACTCTCTTTTAATTCACACGGTGTAAGCATATTGAAAAATGAAAAAACGTATATGGTTGAAGATTCGTTTCCGTTTACGTTGTATTCGATAAATGATGAAGAATTTGAAAAACATAAAAATAACAGTAAAGAAGTATCCATAACCGCCGGTGGTGCACCTGCACCTACAGAACCCTCAGGGACTGTTGAAATGGTTGACACAACGGAAAACTCAGGTAGCTCTAATGCATCAACAGCAACAACCACAAGCGCGACAGGACGGGGAAACTCAAATAGCCCTAATGCATCAGCAGAAGCTGCACCAACAGACCCCTCAGGGAATCTTGAAATGGTTAGCCCAACCACACCCGCGACAGTATCCACAGCCACACCCGCTGCAGCATCCACAACCACATCCGCGGCAGTACCGAGAAACTCCGATAGCTCTGGTATTTCTCAATATGAAACTGCTGGAGCTTCTGAAGATGGAAGTAACTCAACAGTAAGTTCAGACGATAGCGCTATGACCGCCAGCATCGAATCTGACGATACAGATAGAAGTTCAGGGAGCTCATCAGCAACAAATACGAGTATACCTGGAAGTTCTATAGCATCAACCAATACATTAGGAGGTTTAACCGACCCGGAAAATTCCGCCGACGCAACGCCAGCAGCAACGCCAGCAGCAACGTCAGCAGCAACGCCAGCAGAAACGCCAGCAGCAACGCCAACAGCAACGCCAGTATCAACGCCCGTAACAGAAAACCCGCCGCAAGGACCGAGTGCAAAACCGGCAAATACATCAAATACCATAGACATTGATAGTGTTATGAATAGTGGTAGTGATATGAATAATAATTCTAATGCACAAGATCCGAATGCATCAGGAACTAATGCGCCCCCGATACAGCAACGTCCGCAAAAACCACTAG